CCGGAAGAAGCGTTAGGTGACGTCCAGCGACCTGCTGGTACACCCTTCGGTCTAGTTCCACGACTATATACTACAAACATGCACGTCGCCTAGCATGTTTGAGAGTCAGTTTCTCGAGTTGTGACTAACCTCGTAGTGATAGACCTCATTAATGTGGGGCCACACTCATTACCACAGGAGTAAGTTTGAGCTTGAAGAAGCGAACTTTCCATAAAAACGACTTGATACCTCATCAATATTACAAGGCATTATTTAAAACAACGTCCCCAATAGGAGATGTTAACACATCCATGAATTACTAACCAAAGCGAGATGCTACTCTGCCAGCTTTGGACAAGAACGACTAATCCTAGACTTCTCTAAAATCTTAGATATTCTAACTCTCTACAGCATAATCAGCGCGTATCTTCTAAGTTTGCGGTGATAATTGAGGACCTAACCTCAACTGCGCCAAATTGTTAAAAGACAATGATGGCACATACTAGTAATTAGTGATTACGTCGAAAGTTATTGAATGGTTCTTGGAGGGATTTAGACCGGTTATATGTATTATATGGAGGCCACTAGCCAGGTTGGCCCAAGTGAAAGCAGCGTTGTCAAATATTACATCCTCTGGATCTCTCGGGCAATATGTCATTCCGACATCAAGGCCGATCAAACTACCATTCTTCTTTGATCTATAGAGCGGTAGATTGGTGGAAGAAACGATAAGTTTGTTCCAGGTCCCAGTTGTAATCGTATCTGCATGCAGTTTCATGTTGGTACCAACGTGTAAGTATGCACCCTGTTGATCTATTTGCGCAGTAGTAGTTTGCATCCTTAACCCTGCTGAAACTAACCTGACGTCTTATACTAATGTATCATTAGCATTTTGTGTTGGAATCTGTGAAGTCCAACCGGAATGCTTAATCATTCCAGGACTAAGTTACAACGTTCCTCCTAGAAAACCTTCGTTGGCGATGAACTACATCTGTGAGAATTAATCCCCTGCAGCGGCCTGATCGAACGTATAACCGCTCAAATCGATACCTGCTACGCTATTAAAGTTAGTCAAGAAAGGGTCCCCAGTCTTGAGTTTAACTATAGCTAAAGGGATGGCTCTTAGACCAACGATGCTCTGGTCTACAACAACTGTGTTGAGACAACCGGCGCCTGGGTTCCAAAATATAACAGCCTATGTGGAGTCCTATCCAGCAGCACCAAAATTTGCTGTGAAAGATTTCGTGTATGATAAGACGGCTGTCTATAAAGGCATTTGTGTAGGGATTCTAGGCCCTTATACACCCCAAGGGTTTACGAGAGAACGTAGGTATTATTATTCCTACTGTCCCATTGAATTCAATCTATTATTGACTATAGCTCTGTAGCTTTAGTCTTGTTAGGGCTGAGGAGCGCGATATGATTTTCGCTCTTCAGTTTATTAGTTGTTTTTCTTTTGATAGACTACTTAAGGTTTTGTCTTTAACTTCTAAACCTGTAATTCAAGATTACTCAAGCGGTTATCTTGTTTGTAGTCTTTATTGACTTAAGGTACATATTGTATTGATCCTGACTTTCTGAAATTCTTCATTTTTACTAATTGCGGGTTATCAACGGAACCCGGCCTGTGCAAGAAGCTTGGAGGGTTAAATCTCAGAATTAACCCTAAGGGTTCTTGTGTTTACCTAAACGAACCCAGAAGTTAACACTCTACTACAGATCAGGTCTCTTAAGCTCAAAATCGAACCCAAACTTTATCTTATTAGCAATAAAGCGACAGGGGTCCATATAGGGCATAAGGGGCTAATGTATAAGCTCAGCCCACTAAGCCTGTAGAGAGCTCCAAATGATCTGAGGAGTGTCAAAATTATCATTCCAAGCAAAGTCTCCTTCTCTATAAACGGAGACGTCAGGATTGTCCGTATTTTGTAGTAGTGATAGGTCTCTTGCTCTAAGCAACTACTCTGTTGGGGCCGTGCTTAAAGTATAAACCCCACTACGCATTGCACGCTACGGAAGGCGCGTAACATAATAAGTCAGCAATCCGGGACTTATCCATTTAGAAAGGAAACTAGGACCCATCTATAGTCCTTCGGAAGCCTGACCTAAGCCAAAACGACCGACAGTTCCTTTCTTTGCCCATAATTACTTAAAGGTCTAAGTAACGGCTTGAACATCATGATGTTTAACGTACAGCAATGAATCATCTCCGCTGACATAGATGTTGTAGTCTTAGGCTCCTGCCATTTCTAACCAATATTAGTTGTATAGGTAAACTCTTAAGGTATTGCCCAATGTGGTCAAAGTAGGGTGTCCAGATGTGACAGTACCATATAATGAACCTTTAAAGATGTCAACCCCGTTAGGCAAC